AGTGCGGAGACTGCTGGTGTAAGAGACATAAGAGAAGCGTATCAGGAGGCGGGTTGTCCGATTTGTACCAATAAAGATTCTTTGTGTTTCGGGATGATTATTAACCCTAGTTGTGTTATACTGGTGTAGTCCTGAGAGGAGGACAGAAGATGACGATTCAAATTAAGAATAACGAGATATTAGATTTCGTTGAATATGTAGATACTTTCTACAATCCTGTAAATGGCGTGTTCCCAATTAAGGGCGCCACCATTAAAGTAATTACAGAAGCCATCAAAACTTACATCGGTCAAATTGTCGAGGAGACAACTTGGGGCGGCGGAGATAGCGTCGATAGAGAGTTTGTCCGAGACATCATCTTGGAACAAAATGCTGAATGTGAGGTCGTTAAATGAGTAACTGGTCAGACAAAATCGTGGTTATAGGCGTCGGGGTATCCAAAGAGGACACCGACAAAATCAAGGAAATCATTGTCGAAAAGGTGAATAACCAACCCGAGTTGTGATATACTGGAGTTGTTCTTAGAGAGGAGAACAAAATGGCTCAGAAAGCAGTCAAGAAGATTGGGCAGTACAGGCTTTACAAAGTCGAGGGCTATGGTGTCTACGAGATTTATTACGGCACAAAAGCAACTGGCGTTCATGTAGAAAACATCGCTCATGTAGAAAATTTCGAGTGGGCTGTTGCGGAAATCAAAAGAGCAACTCAACAAGCAATCAGAGAAGAATTTGGAATTGGGGTGAGCGCATAATGATAGAGATTGAAAGCAAAAAAGAAACTGTCACTTATCAGAAAATCCATGTAAGTGAGAGTTACGACTACGACCAAAATCAAAAGGTTGTAAAGATTTGGGACAAAGAGTGGCTTGCCAATTATGCGTACATCTCTGAAAGTTGGGATGTTGCAGAGGGCGTTCCTGCTCATGTAGTTGCCACAGTTCACTTCGTTTCCATTTTGAAGAATGGCAAGGCTGGCAACAATTACAAAACTGAGAAATGGGTTAGCAAGAATTCTTATGAGGGCGCTTTCAAAGAATTGTTTGAAGCGTATGAACAAGAATTAGCCAAGGTAACTCAAGAAGTGGCGGTGGCGTAATGGGGTGGGATGTAACTCAGGTCGGTTCTAATATCACTACTCACGCATTTATCAATTACTACATCCGTCGCACTTATGACGGAATCTATGAGAGCGTCAAGATTTTCGAGGGCAAGAACGAGAACGGTCAAAAGGCTTTCTATGTAGCCCTAAAGAAACTTGAGGACAACTCAGTCTTTGCCTGTGTGATTTTGACTCAGCGCAAAAATGGTCAGGTGTTTAGCAAGGTCATAGGCGAATCAGAGGAACCTCTTTACTACGAGGCTCCTAAATCATTCATCGATGTTTTAACTCCAGCATCAACTTATGGTGGCGCTTGGTGGAGAAACAGATGTTTAGAAAAATACTCAGAAAAGGAGAACGCATAAAATGGGTTACACACACTACTGGGCTTTTCAGGAACAGCCAACGAAAGAGAAGTTTGCTGAGTTCTTAGAAGGCGTCAAGCAGATTGTCGCTACTGCTGAAGAGGCAGGAATCGAAATCGGTGAGCAAAAATATGAATCAGATTATGTAAGTTTCAATGGCGTAGGAACTGGAGCGCATGAGACTTTCTATATCGAACTACCAAGTTACGATGATGGATTCTGCAAGACTGCGGAGAAGCCATACGACATGGTGGTAACTGCCTCACTTATTCTCGCTAAGAAAATCTTTGGTGCTGACATCAGTATTAAAAGCGATGGCAAGTGGACAGATTGGGAGAGTGGACAACTGCTCTATGAATCTGTTTACGACATCCAGCCTGAGAATGTATTGGCTAATGCGTAATTGGTTTATCTATCGTAAGCGTGGGACGATTCGACTCTCAAGAGTTAGGACTCTGAATGTTGGATTGGCTCGCGCTCGCGGTTAGTTTTATTGCCCTAGGCTTTTCTTTGAAGGCTTATTACGATTCCAAGTGGATTGAGATTGACTGGCATTTTAAGGATGAGGAATAACTTACAAGGTTCCCCATTGATTTGATTGCCCAATAGATATTGGCGCGATGCTTTGAATAACTGAACGATTTTCATAGAGGGCTAACAAAACAGCCTCGGCTCTGTCAGGGGATGCAACTCCTCGCTTCTTCATGTCTATCTTGGATTCAATAACAACTCGACCTGAAGCATCCGATGTATATGTTGGACCTGCCATTTGAGATAGCACGAACCTATCTACATTTAATCTAATATCTTGTTTGCCATCTTTAGGCTGAACCATCTGCCTAGCGTTCCACCACATCTCTGCTCTTTGATTCTTAAACTTGGCTTGGTCTTTAGGCTTCTCGGCTACATTGACTCCGATGATGTCAGCGGGTAGCGCTCGCTCTTTGCACCATCTGTCCAGCATGGAGACAACTCCCCAACCTAATCCGATGGTATCGACCTTGACTCTAACTCTGTCTCTGATTTCTCTATCTTGATGAATCTTGATGCAAGCCTCAACCTCTCGCATAACTACGCCAGCCACATCAACTGCGTTAGCATTTTGCTTACCTGATGAGCGATGAACGATGCTGACTGCTCCGCCATCTAATCGAGCAATAACGAATTCATCTCCACCATCTGATGCAATATCAACTCCAAGTTTAATTATCTTAGATTCAATCGGCTCTTCGTTCTCTGTTGCCATCTCAGCCCAAGCAAAAGGAATTACTTTGCCTGTACTTGACTTAGGGAACTGCGCCATTACACGGGCTTCAACGAATGGAGAATCCTCACCGAATTCAGAGATGACATCAGCGACCCAAGTTTCATCGACTAGGTGCGTTCTAACTTCGTGGGCTTCTATGTAGTCAGGACATGAGCGACATCTACCAGTTGGCTCACCCGTAAAGTTTGGTGTGTCATAAGCGCTGATTGGAATTATGTTGTAAAGCGGACTCGAGCAGATTCTTTCAAACCAAGTTTGCTCCGCGTCCGTTGGTGGGTTACCAAGGACAAGTAGTTTTGTATTGCCACCCGTCATCAGAGATTCCAGCGCTCCGCCGATTGTGTCGGATAAACCTCCAGCCTCATCAACTACTACGAGCAAGTTAGGTGCGTGAATACCCTGTACCGCTGTTTCATCATGAGCGCTTGGACTAAATCCATATCCAACTACGGTGCCGTTAATCTTCCATTGAACTGTATCGGCTTCCCCAGGCAGGTTATGTTTAGCGTGAACTCTCCTAATATGCGGCCACATAATGTTTCTAACCTGTCGGTGTGTAGTCGCTGTTGTAATTGCTACCGCTGTACCCGCCGCATGGGTAGATAGCCACCAAGCAACTGCTCTCGCCGCTAAGTGAGATTTCCCAGGCGCATGGCAAGCAGGAACTACCGTTCTTTTATTTACTAGCAAAGAATTAAGAATCTCTTTTTGTTTACTCCATAGAGTTTCGCCTAGCCCTTGCTCCACAAATCCAACGGGGTCTCCTTGCCATCTAGCCCAAGGGTTATCTAATTCAGCATCAAGGATTACTAATAGGGCATGACGCTCTTCAGGTGTAAGCATCGCCAGCAACTCAGCCTGTTTATTGGAATCGCTTTCGAGGAACTTATCGAGAAGTCTCTCGGTCATAAGTTAAGCGCTCTTTGTTTTACGGGACTCAAGAACCTTGGCTATCTTCTCTTGTAGTTCTCCCATGGTGACTGTAACTCTAACCTCTGACACAGAATGACTCAAGACTTCTTGCTTATCGACACGACCAAAATCTTCAGGGACTTGACGCTCTAACCACCAAGCCGATGCTTTCCAATCTCCTTGGCTTGCCGCGCTGGATATAACTGCAACCTTTTTAGCGATTGCTTCCGCTCGCGCCCGTGTGAGAGACTCCAAAAATTCCAAATAGATTTTCTCCTCGGGTTTAGGTTTAGCATCAGGAATGGTTGCCAGCCTATCCCGTTCTACCATTCCACGGCTCATCCAGTTATAGAAAGTGGACTCAGAAATGTTTACCATGGCTACCGCTTTGTTTACTGGCATACCAAGGACAATGAGGTTAATTAACTCGTCTCGCTTTACCTCATCAAGAAGTATCAGCGCTCGCCCACCAGTTTTGGGTTTAGGTTTAGCGCTCTTCTTTACAACTGCGGTTGTCACTTGTTTTTCTCCATGGGTTTATTCTACCCTCTTAACAACTGGAGCAGTAGTTATACGCTCTAATGTTATTAACAGCGGTTTCAAATTGTTTTCCGCAATGGTAGCAACCAACAGTCTTTGTATCAGGCTTGCTCTCTAGTTTGGTTATCTCAAACCCTAGTAGTTTCATTTAATTCTCCTCAACTTCACACGCTTCTAAGGGGATAAATAATAACTCAGCGATGTCTTTCCAGCCATTTATCGTGTTAGCCCATTCATTCAAATCCTCGGTATGAACTCTCATATTGTGTTCGCCTACCCGAATTGTTGTGCGACCCACAGGAATATGCCCAGGCTTAGATTTTCCCCCTGAGAGAATCTCAGCCACTTCCTCAGAACTAAAGCCTGTTCCCCGCAAGCCCGTACTGGTTAGAAGTTTGTTCAACTCCTGTGGGTCGTAGGTTGCCAAGTCAGAGGTTCGATTATCGACGATAAGGATTTTGATTTCCTCTACATCATCGACTTCCACCCAATGAACGGCAATTTTCTCCCATCCCAACTGAACCGCACCTTGATAGGTATGATTCCCTGAGAGAATATGTTTGGTGGTTTTATTAACCACGATAGGTCGGTATTGACCCATGTGTGTAAGGGACTCGATGATTGAACCGATGTCGCCTTCTCTCGGATTAAGTGGATGAACCTTAATCTCATTTATCGAGACTGTTTCAATATCTGTGGCTTCGACATTCGAGCGCTCACCGCTTGGCTCAGGCTCAACTGGTTTGCGTTCAGGTAATCCCAATCGGGTTTTAATCTCTTTGATGGCTTTCTGTTTAGTCGGAGCATCTACATAGAGTTGCTCTTTCCAAGCCTTGTAAGCCTCCATCTCGACTGTGAACTTCCAAGCGCTAATCTTTACTTCAGGGTCGCTAGGTAAAGACTTAGAACCGCCCACAGGGTCTTTGTCTTTGCCATTCATCAACCTATCTAAAGTCTCAACCTCGGCTTGAGTGAAGCCTGTTCCATCAAGTTCAGGAAGCGCCGTCAATAAACTTTTAAGTAACGGTTCGTTATATGTGGCTAAGTCGGTCAGGCGATTATCAGCCAAGACAATCTTGCGAGCGCTCTCTTCGTCTACCTCAACATAAGTTATCTTGATTTTTTTCCAGCCCAGTTTCTTCGCCGCTTTGTATGTGTGGTTACCAGCCAAGATGAAATTCGTTCCGTACTGAACAACAATCGGACGATATTGACCATGGGCTTTAAGTGACTGAGCAATAGCCTCGATGTCACCCCTGCGTGGATTCGTTGGGTAACTCTCGAGCGTGTTGAGTGCTACCGATGCAACTTGTCCAACCTTTATGTTTGCTTTCATTTAATGTATATCCACGCCTCGAAGTTAAAGAACTTCCAAAACATTGTGCCAACTGTAAACCCTGCGTTCTCTGCCAATATCTGATTTCTCATGGAAGTGTTCACCTTCATGATAGGTCGAAGGTCGCGCTCTTTGTTTAGTATCTCATCAGCGCTAAAGGCTTTACGCTTAAAGTCATAGTGAGCGCCATGGATTACTTGCTCGAGTTCACCTGATTCTTCTCTAACTTTCTCAGCCCATATAAAA